AACGGTGCTGAACTGAAAGATGGTCTATTAAGTGTATCTATGGAGAGAATTATTCCAGATCACAAGAAGGCTAAAACTATTAAAATTAAGTAGTTTAAAAGACTAGAGGCGAGGCAGCATTGACTTCTTCGCCTCTTTAGTATATACTAACAGTATGAATAATTTATATAATGACAAAGGAGTGAATATATGAACATAACACAAAACACCTTATCGGTGTTAAAAAACTTTTCAGACATTAATCAAAACATTTTGGTTAAACCTGGGAATAAGATCCAAACTATTTCTACTATGAAGAATATTTTAGCAGAAGCTGAAGTATCAGAAAAGTTTGAAAATGAGTTTGCTATCTATGACTTGCCTGAATTTTTAAGAGCAGTTGAGTTATTTGAAAAACCTGCATTAAAATTTAATGGTGGTTCAAATGTAACTATAGCAGACGCCAATTCTAAACAATCAATCAAGTATTTCTTTGCTGATAAATCAGTTATTGTTGCACCAACAAAAGCAATCAATATGCCAGATCAGTATGTAGCTTTTACTTTGAAGAAAAATGATTTTACTAGAATACAAAAAGCAATTACTACATTGAATTTACCAGATGTTGCCGTAGTAGGTGATGGTAAAAACATTAAGTTAGTTGCTACTGATAAAAAGAATAAATCTTCAAATGACTATTCTGAAGTAATCGGAGAATCTGATAAGAAGTTTACTGCTTATTTTAAGGCAGAGAACTTAAAAATTATTAGTGATGATTATGATGTAGAAATATCTAAACAAAAGATAAGTCATTTTATCAACAGGAATAAACCTGTTCAATATTGGATCGCACTAGAACCTGACTCTGAATTTTAAGGGTTAGTCTATGGCTGATTTTTTATGGGTTGAGCAGTACCGACCTAAAACAATAGAGGACTGTATTCTACCAGAACAAACTAAAAAGACATTTTTAGAATTTCTTAAACAAGGAGAAATACCTAATATGTTGTTGTCAGGTACAGCCGGAACAGGTAAGACTACTGTTGCTCGTGCTTTATGTGAACAACTTAACGCTGATTATATCATAATCAATGGTTCAGACGAAGGTCGTCAAATAGATACCTTGAGGCATAAGATTAAAAACTTTGCTTCAACTGTATCCTTCAATACGGAATCCAAACACAAAGTCGTTATAATAGATGAGGCAGACTATATGAATGCTGAATCTGTACAACCTGCTTTGCGTAATTTCATTGAAACATTTTATAAGAATTGTAGGTTTATATTAACTTGCAACTATCCTTATAAGTTTATTGAACCATTAAGAAGTAGATTTACTCAAATAGACTTTAAGATAGTCAATGGTCAAAAGGTAAAGACAGCAACATCTTTCCTTAATAGACTAGGTAAAATCCTTGATGAACAAGAGGTATCTTATGACAAGAAGGTACTAGCCGAGTTGATCCAGAAACATTATCCAGACTTTAGAAAGACTATTAATGAACTACAAAGGTATTCAGTTAATGGTAAAATTGATAGTGGAATCTTTTATAATTCAAAAGAGGCAGATATAAAGAGTTTATTTGCGTCTTTAAAGAAGAAAGACTTTAACGAAACTAGAAAATGGGTAGTGAATAACCTGTCCGTAGCACCAAATGATCTGTTTAGAATCATTTATGACTCAGCAAAAGAGTACCTACAACCGTCATCAACACCACAAGCAATACTTTTATTAGCAGGATACCAATATAAATCAGCATTTGTAGCCGACCAAGAGATAAATATGGTTGCTTGCTTGACAGAAATAATGGCAACTTGCAAATTTAAATAACATTTATATAAGAGGATATAAGATCAATGGCACGAAGAACATTTTGGCGAACAGCTATAGTCAAATTGCGAATGTGGTATGCAGATATACGAGGACATCACGGTAAAAGATATAATTACGAACCAGGTGAGTGGTATATGGGCAGACATAACAAACGCAAATAACAATGGCATACGAATTAAAAGAATACTTAAAAGCGATCAACGAGTCTAAAGAAGACTTAATGAAATCAGATGAAACCTGGGTTAAAAAGTACCCAGCATATATCATTAACCGTTGTTTATCTATGTTTTGGGATACTCTTCCACAAGCAAATGAAATGAACGGCTATCACTTTTTGACCAACAAGGTGCAGTTTCAATTTTTAATAAATAGTGTTAGAAAGAAAAAACGATTTGGTGGACGCTGGTTAAAGCAATCCAAATTGTCTTCTTTAGATTGTGTGAAAGAGTATTACGGCTACAGTAATGAAAAGGCTAAAGAGGCTCTCAGCATACTTTCAAATAAACAAATTGAAAACATTAAAGAAACCTTGAAAAAGGGTGGGAGAAAAAAATGAGTGAAGAATTACAATGGTCGCCTGAAAGTATGTTAGAAGTAACTATCAAACAACCAGATGACTTTTTAAAAGTTAGAGAAACTTTAACAAGAATCGGCGTTGCAAGTAGAAAAGATAAAACACTATTTCAATCGTGTCATATACTGCACAAACAAGGCAAATATTACATAGTACACTTTAAAGAACTTTTTGCTTTAGATGGCAAGAAGGCAACTTTAGTTGAGAACGATATTCAAAGAAGAAACACAATCGCAATCTTATTACAAGACTGGAACCTAATTGATATAGTTAAAAAAGATGAGGCAAATAACAAGGCGCCTTTAAGTCAGATAAAAGTATTACCATTTAAAGAGAAAAAAGAATGGAATTTATCTGCTAAATATAACATAGGAAAAAAGGTTACAACAGATAGCGATAATGCAGATACCAAAGTTTAAAGAATTTTTTGTAGAACAGGATTTAGAGCGTAAAGAAAAACCTATAACGGTTGCTATTATTACAATAGCAGACTCTAAGGATCCTAAAGAGAACACAACGGCTGATCTTATATCAAAAGCGTGTAAGAAAAAAGGCATAGAGTGTGTTATCGTAAATACAAAAAGTACAATCATCACACAAAAAGACGAAGACAAAAATACTTTAACAGTATATAACTATGACGGCAAAGGTGCCGAGCATACTTTCGTAGGCAAAGACACAATAGCCATAACAAGAGGTGGTGCTGTAGAAGACGAGGCAGGATTATCTTTAATATCTGCCTTTCAAAACTCACAAGCATTTATGGTCAACACAAGATCAGCAATGCTAACTTGTGATAACAAATTAACATCAGCATTATTGTTTGAAAAATTTGGTATACCCACACCTAAAACTGCGTTTATTTCTAATGAGAACAATATAAAAGCTGGACTAGATATGATTGGTAGTAAGTTTCCAATTATAATGAAAACACTAACAGGTACACAAGGTGTCGGAGTAATTAAGATTGAAAGTTATGAAGGTCTTGTTGCAACTGTACAGGCAATGTGGAAGTTAGAAGCAGAAGTTTTAATACAAGAATATATGCCTACAAAGTTTGATGTAAGAACTTTTGTGGTAGACAATCAAATATTTGCAAGTACAAAAAGAACTCACAGTAGTTATGATTTTAGATCAAATACTCATAGAGGTGCTGAGGCAGCGCCTTATAGATTGAGTGATGAAGAACTTGATCTAGTTTTAAAAACGGCTAGACTATCAAAAGCATATATGGTTGGCGTAGATCATATAGTTTACAATGGCAAACCTTACATATTAGAAATTAATGGTAGTCCAGGATCAGGTGCTGATTATGAAGGATATCAATACAAAGATTACTATTCTGATCCAGAACCAACTGGTAGAATAGACGGCGAAAAAATGATGTCGTATGTAATAGATCATATTAAAACAAGAGCCCATTGGGATAGACAATCACTTGTTGAATGTGGTTGGTTAGAAACTGTTGATGTTGGTGATGTAGGAAAAGTAAGAGCAAAATTAGATACTGGTAACGGATCAGCTGCTTGTGCTTTACACGCTGATGAAATTATAGAATCAAAAGGCAAAATTGTTAAGTGGAAATATGATGGTAAAGTTTATACTAAACCTAAACACGGAACAAGTGAAGTCTTTAGATCAAATGCAACAGACGAACCATCAGAAAAAAGACCTACAATATTAATAGACCTTACATTTAATAATTTTACATACAAAGATGTAGAGGTAGGATTAGATAGTAGACCTAGATCAGGCTCAGACTTGCTAATCAATAGAGATTTAATGCGACAAATGAATGTTAGTGTCAATCCTAATAGAACTTTTGTGTTAAGTAAAAGATTAAGACCGATTGAAAAAAAAGGAAAAGAAGATAAAGTTGGATTTGAAAAGAAATAGCAGCTTGACAAATGTATCAAAGTGTGATACTATTAGATAATAATAATAACGGAGAAATATAATGCAAGATGTGAAAATAATAAGACTC